ACGGATTTCCTTATTGCGATATTGGAGGAGCTAACAGACGGGTAAACGAAAACGCATCGCTTGAAAAAATGGTTATGGGGATGCGTGTAAAGTCAGATCAGTCTACGTGCTCAGTAAGTAACGGGCGCATATCCAGCGAAACAAAGACTACGTGGTCCTATATTCAGAACTCTGCAACCATCCGTATTGGAGGCCAGACTACAGCGGGGTTACGTCATTTATTTGGTCATGTGAAAAATTTACGCATTTGGCATAAAGAATTGACAGACCAACAAATGGCTGAGGTTATTTAATGAAAGATATTACGTTGAAATTCAGAGACAGGGCAGAATACGACTCTTTTTTAGAGAGTATATCCTGGCACGATAATGAAGAACTGCAAAACAACATCCTTCTTGATGTTGTAGGTATTACATATACCGAAATACCAAACGGCGAGAACGAAGAACCAACAGTGATTAAAAATGATGGCTTCTTTGTTAATGTTCGTATTTTAAACGACAGTTTGAAACAACAAATGTTTGATGGTTTTGAAGTTCAATTAGAACAACCGCTGCGGGAATGGGCGTAAGGAATTAATATGGCAACAGTGACAACGATACCAGCAGATATAACTAATCTGAAAAAAGAAATCGACTCTATTAAGAGTGATGTTGCTAAAAAACTGGAAAGTTCAGGCGGCACAATAACTGGTGATCTAACAGTTGTTGGTGGCATTTCTGGTGAGCTGTCCGGAAACGCCTCAACAGCCACAAAACTAAAAACCGCGCGAAAGATTAATTCCGTTTCGTTTGATGGTTCAAAAGACATTAACCTCACGCCTGAAGATATTGGTGCATTGCCAATAACAGGAGGAACTCTTACCGGCGGTTTAACGGCTGCTGGCGAGATTGTTTCCAAATCAGGAAACGGCTTCCGCATCGTACAGGGTAACTATGGATTCTTTATCCGAAACGATGGTTCAAACACATACTTCATGTTGACCAATTCGGGCGACAGCCTGGGAACATGGAATAGTTTAAGGCCGCTTACCATTAACGATGCCAGTGGTGGAGTAACTATTGGGAACGGTTTAACGGTTAATGGTTCTCTTGGTCTGGGTACTGCAAATGCTCTTGGCGGTAACTCTATCGTTCTTGGCGATAATGATACTGGTTTTAAACAGAACGGTGACGGCCTGCTTGATGTTTATGCAAATGGCCAGCATGTATTCCGCTTTCAGAATGGTACTTTGCAGAGTAACAAGCCAGTTAATGTCGCAGGTCAGGTGACTCCATCAGATTACGGTAATTTTGATTCCCGTTATCAAGCAAAAAATACTGTATCAAAAGCCGCTAATGGCTGGCATAAAGATGTTTCAACTGGACTCATCACACAGTGGGGATATATTTCTAATGCTGGCGCGGGATTAACTTTCCCTATCGCTTTCCCATCTGCCTGCGTCAATATAACAATTACCAATGCTCATGGGCGTTTTGATTACAGCATTGCGGTTAACTCTCTATCCAAAACTGGAGCAACCTTCAATAGCGAAGGGAATGGTAATATGTACTGGACAGCTATAGGTTATTAATATGACGATATATTACAGCCCGTCAACTAATGGTTTTTATGATGATAATTTAAAGGATGATTATGACAGCAATGGGTCATGGCCTAATGATGCTATTTCCATTTCAGAAAAACGGTATCGTTATCTTCTTGACAAACAATCAGAGGGGAAAACAATAAATCCCAATGAAGATGGTCAGCCTGTTGTAACAGAACCAGAGCCACTGACTGAAGCTGAAATGATTAATCTGGCGGAAAAGAAGAAACAATCCTTGCTACAGTTTGTCAGGGATAAAACTCAGTTTTGGCAAACTCAGCTTTCATTGGGGATTATCAGTGATTCAGATAGACAACAACTGATAAACTGGATGAAATACGTGCAGCAAGTTGAGGCAACTGACACTTCTACGCTACCAGTAATATTCCCGGAACAGCCTGAATAATAAAAGGCCCGATGCTGGGCCTTAATTTTTACTCTGGTTTATCTGTCCATTCAGGATTTGCAGGCTCCACACGACTGACCAGAACGCTGTAGCGTTCCCACTCCTCCAGTCGTGTGTTCCTCATCCGTTGCCATATTCAGCCTGACGGCGCGTTCCAGAGGCTGTCAGCTTCGATAAGCTCGCATTCCATTTCTGTCAGCGCCCCCCATTACGTGAAAGGAAAAGCGCCCATTGGTGTACTGGTGTCGATGGAGTCAGTGAGACTCCGGAAGTTAATGCCAGCCGAAATCTGCGACGCAAACAAAAAGCGCTATCCCGCAAACAAAAGGGAAGCACAAATCGTAAAAAGGCCAGAATCCGTCATACAGACGGTGCGGACTAAGAAGTGGGAAGCCCCGCCCGACAGGGCGGGGAGCTGTCACAAGATGTTCTGTAAAGAAATAACAAACTGACTAAGTTAGTGGCGCATTAGATGTTATTTCTGGAGGGGTATGTTTGCAGATTATGAAAATCTGGCTGTAGTAGTCATAACATCCCTACTAAGTGGAACCGGCGTATTCCTTCTCGGAGTTAGAGACGGGCGCATTTCTGCGTCCCTGCTCAATCTTGCGAGTGAATTGTTTACTGCGGTAACAGCCGGGCTTGCGGGGTATGGAGTGGCGGTTAGCCAAGAATGGCCTGAAGGTATCATTTTCTGCGTTGTTCTGATTACCAGTAACAACGGAAGCGAAATCTTGCAAGGCTTGAAGTCCAGAGCTGGCAATGTCTTGAATCTCATAAGCGTAATTATGAGTGGGGGAAAAGGTGGAGAGAAATAATGGGTAACTTTGGAAATTATTTCATTTTTATCATGGCATTTGTTGCCGTCGTTGACCGTTTCTTATTTCGCCGCAAGAGCGTTGAGATTTTGAGTATTGGTGACGCTGTAGTGAAAGAATCCGCTATAGCATTTCCTGTTTCGCTACGTGTTAAGCGAAGCTGGGTGAGCAACGCTCAAATCGAATATTGGTTGCAAGACCTGAAAAATCCATCGGTGGTTATTTCAGGGAAAACGCGACCAGTTGACGCTTCAAAACGCGGTGAGAGAGAAGAGTATTTGCTCATCGATACGAAATATCTTGAGCCAACGAAGTGGGATCTGAAAGTCACATTGACAAACGGTAACTGCCGACTAAATCCGCTTTATCGCATTTTCCCTATCAATGACAGCATAGAGCGCCAGTTTACGATCGAAAAGCGTGAAGGAGACTGGAATGTCAAATAAGACTAATTATGTTCTTCTTAATTATGATGAGTTAAACGAAAAGGGGCTGGCAAAACTCGTCAAAGAAATCAGTAAAGGTGGTTACAAGATAGCGAGGGTGATCCCTGCTAGTAATGGCAGGAAGAAAGATGGGATTATGACGCGCACGTTTACCCTTGTTGGTATTGATGAACAGACAATGGAAGTCCAGGTTAACGATACCGGTGATATATCTGGGATAAAACTGAATGGTAAAACAGTACCGTTCAAGCCAGTAAAAACAATGGCGGCTTTGGGGCAGTCTCTCGCGGCTTTATTTAATCGCGGAGCAACTTCTTTCCAGAAGTCATTAGCTCGAAAACTTGCTCGTGTAGCAAAAAATATTGATGACGGAAATAAGAAGCGGGAGGGAGTTAAATCTAACGCTCAGAAATTAGCTGAAGCGAAAGAATCACGTGATGCACTCCGTGAAGATATCGCTAATGCTAACGACAAACTGGCTAAGATCCAAAGCAAGTCAGACAAGGCAATGCAAGATGCGGATAACGTTAAAGCGGCCTTGTCTCAGGAACAAGCTAAGACGCGTGCGCTTAAAGAAGAAATCGCGCGACTGGAGGATGAAGCATGATTAAGAATCCCATACGGATCAATATTCAATCTACTTTCGCTGATACGATTCCTGGTTATACCCCAAGCCGCTGGTCTTCGGAGGATTTAAGTGAAGACGATCTGATTTTTGAAGCGGCTACATTAGAAGATATCGAGCTTGCCTATATGGGCAATGAAATTCTTGTTGTGTCCGACGAAGCTATGTTTGAGGCCATCACAACGACCAGAATCAGGCTTGCACAAACAATGCGGGCTTTCGTGCGCGCGCTAAATCGTGGCCTGAATGGAACGAATATATCAGCCGGAACTGATGAAGCAGGGGCGGATGAAAATGGTCGGAATTGTATTGGCGGAGCAATTATCGGGCGTGTTCGTCGCGTAGCTAATATTCCTGTTTTAACAGCACAGATACCACTGACTGATGGGCAAAGCACAAGCATCATTTTCCACTCTCCAACCGCCGATGGCGCGAAAATCAAGGGTAATGATGAACTGGTTGCATTTCAGTTTTTACTTAATAAGCGTAACGTAACTCACGTTGTCGCCCCGATTGGTGGGAGAGATGTTTCTTTAAGCCAGGTATGCCAGGCGCTATCTAATTTGATTGAGCGTAACAGCGAAAAATTTAAGAAAGCAAAAGAGCGCCAGGACAAAATGAAGGCAGATATTGAGAGTTATCTCAATGAAGCAGATAAACTAGCAGAACAACGGTCAATAATGATTGATCAGGTGGAAGTAGCTCAACGTGGTCTGACTGAAAAGCGTGCTGCTCTTACGGAGATGCAAAAAAAACTTGATGCCCAGAAAGCCATCAACGAGGAATTACAAGCAAAACGCGATAAATTGTTGTCTGCTAAAGGTGAAAAAACGAAAGAACGAGCGTTCAGCGACCAACTTCGACACGTAAAACACAATCTCGCAACTGGCGGTAAAACTACACTGGATAACGGCGCGGTGGTTAACTATGTCACGTCAGGCGCTGAAACCTATGTTACGATCTCAGCGCCTGAAGGTAACTACTGTATTGATACCAGCACTGTTAAAGGTGGTACTCTTGCAGATGCGGCCACTAAATTGCTAAAAGCCTATCGCGGACATAAAGCTGAACAATACAAGGTGGATGTGTTGCCACAGGATCTGAACCGTTATCAGAATAACAGCCAGGCAACACAGAATGTTAGCAAATATCGCCATGCGCTTTATCAATCTAGCCTTGAAGATGTTGGCAAATACCGCTATGCACTCCAGTCTCGTCCGGCTGGTGTAGGTACTGTACCGGAAGGAAATAAAGCCGTATTTGGACGTCCTGACCAGGCTGATCAGTATTACGAATATGCACGTCACGGTATCATTACGTATGACCGTAAACTGACAGATGAAGAAGTCAGCCAGTACGAGTTGCTCTATCTTCCTGATGAAGATGAGCTGAAAGATTTTGCAGGCCAATTGGTTGCGTCCAGCATGTCGAAACATATTGATGGTTATGTAGACCTGTTTGGCAGTGACCTGAAAACATTCAAGGCGCAAGTGAAAATTCTTTTCCGCAAAGAGTTTCCGAACGTGGCTTATCCGCTTGGTGATGGGGAGAACCTTTTCATTATGGACGTATATAACGCCCTTCAAAATCATTCAAACGAAGCAACGCCAGAGCCTGAATTAGCACCTGTAGTTGAGCCAGAATCACACCCACAAACAGAACCAGAGCAACAGCCAACGCCGGAAGACGCTGGAGAAGCGGCAACTGAAGCTGATCAGGAAGCAGATAAAGCGTTGGAGTACCTTAAATCCGTCCCGGTGCAGTTTACATCCCGCGATCTGACGGTAATCAGTGCCGAACTTGACCATGTGCAGGAAGCTGCAAACGCTCTTATCAGTGCAGGTCGATACGACGAGAACGAAGCCACTGTGGGTGCAGCAGTTGACTACCTGATCAACATTCTGGCTGAAATTCAGCAGGGAGGTGCTTAATGACTATCTCTGTTTTAGACCGCCTGAAATTAGGTAAAGAGCTATCAGATCTAATGCAGGCGCAGAAAATCGCGCCAGTATTGCAACGCGTCACCATTGGTAAGCAGATTGTTGATGTGATGCTGAAATTGGGACTGGGGACTGCCGCGCAACCGGCAGCGGAGCTGCAACAACAGACTGCTCCTGTTGTAGATGAAGTTCCTAAGATAGTGACTGACTTCCTTAGAGGGGAATTCACAAAGTCCACGCAAATGGAGTTTATTGATGTGCTGCGTGGACTCTCAAACTATGTAGGCGAGTTCCTGACGTTGGAGCAGGCTAAAGAGAAGACCATAAGTTGGGTGAAAGCCAACGGTTATGCCGGGTAATCAAAAGGGGTTGAAATGCCCCTTTCACTTACTTGTGCCTCCATAAATCACACACTTTTTACACTTCCAGCTTTCTCTATAGGGGGAGTGTATTGTGAACAAGTCAGTTACTTCTGCGCTTTCCGAGGCCGCAGACATTAACAGCATCATTGCTCTGGTTTCTTCATTAGAGAGGAAAGAAACTCGCCTGGGACGAAGTAGCTACGTAGTCACCAGCAAAGGCGCAGAGGTAAAGACAGCTTTTAAGGTTGTTGATGCCAGTAGCCTAATCATTTCGAATAACCTTGACGGTACGATTAACCCGGCCTTCCCGGAAGAACTCCAGCCACGTGATCGCACACGTCTATCCAGTAAACTTCAGGTTAACCGCATTGCCTCCACTTTACGCCCGGCACAATTAACGGATTCCGGTATGAGCAGCCACGGAGCGCCGATAGTTGGTCCGGACAACGTTGTTGAATCCGGCAACGGAAGGAGTATGGGGATCTGGCGTGCCTATGAGCAAGGACAGGCGGATGAGTATCGTCAGTACTTGATCGACCATGCGAAAGAGTTTGGTCTGAATCCTGACGAAATTTCGCAAATGTCTATGCCCGTACTGGTGCGAGAAAGACTCACAGATGTAGACCGCGCTCAATTTGCCCGCGATTCAAACATTAGCGATCTGCAAGAGATGGCAGCAAGTGAAAAAGCGTATGCGGATGCGCAATTTCTCACTGAGAGCGTCATGGCGCTATTTAATCCTTCAGATGATGGAAATCTGCTGGCACGGTCTAATGATGCGTTTATTCGTGCGTTTTTGCGCGAAATAGGCGATACAGCGACGGCAGGTTTGCTTACTGCCGATGGGCGCCCAACGAAACAGCTTATCGATCGCATCCAGAATGCAATTTTTGCCAAAGCGTACAAGGATGAAAGGCTTGTTCGGTTTGTCGCGGAAGAACCGGATCCGGAAATGCGCAATATACTTACCGCATTAAATACGGCTGCCAGCGATTTTGCGCAAATGCAGTCGCTGTCTGGCGACGTTCACCATGGCGCCGTAACTGGTTTAGTGGACGGTATAGAGCAAGTTAATGGTCTGGATACACAGGCAATTGCGGCACTCCAGGAAGCAATCAATCTTGTTCGTGAAGCCAAAGACAATGGTCAGGCCGTTGAAGAAGTGATCGCCCAAAGGGGGTTATTTGGCGACAGCACGCCGGAAGCGGAGGCGTTGGCGCTATTCATCGTAGCAAATAATCGTAGCGCGAAGCGTATGGGGGCAGCATTCAAAAAAATGGCACAAAAAATCAACGACGAGCTGATTCATAAACAACAGGCGCTTGGCGATATGTTCGGTGGTGGAGATGTCGATCTGCGTAATATTTTAACCGCCGTTTCTGATGAGATTGAACAGGAATATGGTGAGGGGAAAGGGCTTAACTTTGTTATGTTTGAAAGCCCGACAAAACGGGTAACTGTTCCCCTAGAAAAATGAATCATGCCCCACAAACCGACGCCCGCTTTGGTGGCGGGCGGGAATGTTCGCCTCAAAAAGCAAACTGCGAAACGGGAAGAGTTTGCGGTGAATCAAGGCAAAGGAAGAACAAAACAAAGGTATTTTGTCACGCGTCGGCAATATATTTGAAAATATCTTCAAATGGTTCTTCCGGCAAATAGGACAGATAACCGTCCTCATAACCGAGCAGATAGCCGCCAGTATCTGGCCGGTGTTTTTGCAAAAACGCTGCATCAACACGAACTGTTACGCCTTGGGGTTCCATTAATGTGATATAGCCACAAATAGGGGTATTACCAATCGATGAGATAATCTCGATATTTTTGATTTTTGATGCATGAAGGACTTTATTGCTTTTAAACTTAGGGAGCAAATTCCAAAGGTGTTTCGTTTCTATGCTGGTCATATCTTTCCTCGATTAAAACTTTTTATATTGAAGCGGTGACATCGTTAAAGCCTTTCATGGGGGGGTGTTGCACGATAAGAAAGAAGTCACCGCATGGAAGTTACAGATACAGCGATATTTTTATTCAGTTGATGCAGCGCAAGCTCGACAGTTTCAACTTTTGATGAGTGTTCGACGTCGAGAAGCCGATCAATCTGTGTTCCATTTTTTCTGAGTTTGCGCGCCAACTCTGCTTTACGTGTACCAGTTTCTATCATCGCGTTGTGGAGTGCAGCCTTCATTGCTGGTAGTACTGGCAGGGAGACAACATACTCTCCTTCTTTTGGCTTGCTACCAGTGGGCACAGGTCGCCGTTCTTTAATCTCAATCGCAACCGCTGCAACCAATCCATAACCAGCCTCAAGCAAGGCTTCTTCAACTGAGTCACCCACGGAATTAAACAAAGGCAGGTCGCGGCATGATACGACATACGCACCGGTTTCGTCGTCGCGCTCCAGTTTTACTGGATAGTTAAACATAGAGAAACTCCTATTGAAAAAGGCAGGGGCTTAAAGCCCCAGGTCCCTCATTATTTTCTTGCGTAGCGGTTCAGGCATTTCCTTTGAACCGTGATCCGGGAAAACCGACCGCTTTCCGTTCAGGCTCACTTTCTGATGACTGCCGCCACCAGGCGCTTTCGTGACTGCTCCCCGCCCGCATTGGGCGAGGGTTCTCGGCGGTTGTTTGCTGAATACTTCACAAGTTTCCTTATGCGATTTATCC